TGTGCCGCGCCGATTTTGGCGGCGGGCAAACGGAAAAAGTCGGTAATGGTCGTCGGGGTCGGAATCATTGGGCGTTATTTGTTTTCGGGTTTTTCAGCTTTCTTGCCTTTCGGCTCTTCGACGGCTTCGATTGCGCCCGCCTCAACCAAGCCTTTCGGGTCGTAAACGTCGGCCTCGTCAATCGTTTCGCCTTGTAACACCGGGCCGCCTTTGGTTGTGATCGCGCTAAAAAGTACTTTGTATTTCATAGTAATTGTCTCGAAAAAGCCCGGCCTCGCACCCACACAAGCGTGAGGCCGGGGTTCTAAGGAGTCTCTCAACGGAAAGAAACTTAGGTGGTCGTCATAATCACGATGGCCGACGGGTAGTAGATCGCCGGGCCGCCGTTGTGACCGCGATGCACCTCGATGCAGCGCGGCACTTCAGTTGGGTCGTCTTTGACTTTCACGTAGCTGCCGGGCGCTTCGTTCGGGTTGTTCGCGTTGCGCGTCATTTGGTATTCGGCAATGCGCCCGCCGTCGGTGCGCGCGCCGATGATGGCGACTTTGTTGTTCGGCAGGAATAATTGGAACGTGCCCGAATCGTCCAAATAACCTTCGTCGTATTCCACGATTTGCGGCAGATCGTTGTCCATCAGGATTTTGTTCACGTCGGCCAGGCTGTTGAACGTGTTGCCGCCGCCCGTGCGACGCCCGCCCAGATCAGACGAGTTGGTGTTGCCGAGCACGCGGTTGACCATCGTGCTGTTCATATAGGCCTTAGCGCGTGCGCCGAAGTTCACACTCTTGCCGCGCGCCAGCAATTTAACGCCGCGAAAATCGGCCAACGGCGTGTCGCTGCCGGGCGTTGACCAAGCGGAACCCGCATAGGTCGTGAGCGCGAAAGTGTCGGTGTGCATTGCGACGCCGTCACGGAGGATGCTGAACGTGCCCGCCGTGAGCAATTTCCAGCCGATATAGCGGCGGAGGTTCAGTTCGCGGGTCAAGAGCTGGTCTTGCCGACCGCGTACCAGATCGCTCACGTCAATCGGTTGGTTGAAATTGCCGTAACCCCGGCGCTCGGTGATTTGTTGCTCGTCTACGGTGGCGTATTCGCCGTAGACGCCGGGCGTCAGGACGAACCGCTTGCCGCCACGCGAGGCAACCGCACCGGGCTTGCCGTTCATTCCGCGCACCTGTTGCAGTCCGACGAAATCGTCTTCCTGTTCCCACGCAACGAATGCGGAATCCACGTTGCGCACGGGCATAATTTGAAAAATCGGATCGCTCTCTTCGAGCACCGGCAAAAGGTTGCGCTCAATTTGGCGCAACTCTGAATTCGTCGGGTAGCTGTAAGTGTTAGGCATTGCTGTTTCCCTCTCTCTCCTGAATTGGTTGCGCCTGATTAGGGCAGGCGGATGATGGCGACGGCGTCGGCTAAGTTGGTGCCTTCGATCAGACGCGCGCCCAAATCGGCTTGCGCGGCAGCGTCAAAGCCGGTCAGATCGGCCACTTTGAAGTTGCCAGCAAAAAACGCCGACACCGTCGGGCGGATTTCGCCGTGCTCGCTGGACGCTTGCGCGCCGATGAAGTGGTTGCCGTCGGAATCGGTGGCCACGTCGTATTCGAGAATGCAACGAGCCACGCCGGAACCATCGCTCGCGGCGTCGGCATAGGCTTTGTAAAGACCGTCGGCGGCCACGCGGCCCAGCACGGTGCCTTTGGCGAGCGTGAGTGACGGTTTGAGTTTGATCGGGCGCTTGAGCGCGTTTTCGCCGTCCAGAGCGGGCAAAATGCACGGCGCGTTTTTGAAAATCTGAGTGTTGACAGGCATTTGAATTCCCCTTTCAGAGTGTTGATTGCGCCAAGCGCGTTATTTGACGGCCTTCAAAGCCGCTTGTCCGGTCGGCGTCATCGCCAACAGTTGTTTCTTGCGTTCCTCGGACATCTCGCCGGGTTGCGCGTTCGGGTCAGCCGCGACGGTTTTGGTTTTGTCGTCGGCGGTCATCTCTTGCGTGAGCACGTGCGACGGGCGGGCTTCGACGCTCGCCACCAACAGTTGCAGGCGCGTTTGCTCGTCGCCAGTCGGCGGCAGAAGCGCGTCATCCTGCGCGGCGCGCACGTATTGCGCCGTGAGCGTTGCGGTTTCGGCGGGCAGCACGCGATTAGCGCGCACCTGTTCGCCGACGAATAACGCGGCTTCAGCTTCCAATGCCACCGCGTGCGCGTCGGCAAGTTGTTGTTTGGCTTCGGCGGCAGCGGCCTCGGCAGCGGCCAAACGTTGCGCGTCGGCTGCCGACATTTGCGGTAGGGTTTCAGCCGCGCCGGGTTCGCCGTCAAAGATCGCCAGCACGCTCGCCTTTAGCCGCTTCATTTCTTCTTGCAAATTCATAGTTTCCTCTCCCTCTTGTGCGGCGTGCGCCGCCATTGGTTTGCGCTTGGGCTGAGTCGCGCCAAGCTCGGTTATCAAACTTTCAAACGTGCCGACTCGGTCGGCGAGTCCGGCGGCAACGGCCTCGCGCCCCACCATTACACCGCCCTGCCCGAACGATTCGAGCACGGTATCGGTCGTCACGCCGCGATTGCGTGCGACGGTTTCAACAAAGACCTCAGCCAGCGCGTCAACCATTGCCTGAATCTGCGTTTTGCCGCTTTCCGTCGTGGGATTCGGGCGCTTTTTGGGCGATTGGCTTGAGACGAATTCAATATCGCGCGCCGTGCGTTTGCTGGGATCGCCGACGGTTGAGACGACACCGATTGAGCCGAGAATCCCGGTCGAGTCGGTGACAATTTCATCGGCTGCGCTGGCAATCCAATAAGCCGCGCTCGCTGCATAGCCGTCCACATAGGCAATCACGCGCTTTTTGCCGCGTGCCTCAAAAATCATCTGCGCGAACTCGTTAATCCCTGCGACTTCCCCGCCGGGCGAATCCACGTTCAGCACAATCGCGCTCACGTCGGGGTTATCCAACGCGGCGTTGAAATCGTGCGCGAGCGTTTGCACGGTCGTTGCGCCGCTAACTTCGCTCATCAGGTTCGCGTGCCGAAAGATCGGCCCAAACACGTTGACCACTGCCACGCCGCCGCGCAGGCCGACGTTGCGCGCTTCGTCCATCCGTTTCGCACGGCGAGCGGCGAGCGCTTCAATCGCGCCCCAATCCGGCGCGTGCTCGTTCGCGGCAATCGTCAAAATATCGGTCAGTGTTTGGGGCAAAATCGCCCACGGCACTGAACAGGCGCGAGAAAAAGCGGTCATTAGGCTGCGCTCCGTAAAGTAATAAATGCGCCAGTGCGCGGACGCCCCGCCCGCTTCATCGCAAGTGCCCCCTTGCCGACATCGTTGGGCGGTTTGTCCGCACTAGGCTTCGTTTGGCTTGCCTCGCGGCGCGGGCGTTCGCCCGGCAGTGGCGCTGGCAGGCCGATTTGTGTAGTGATCGCGTTCCACTGGCTATCGGTGACGCTGGGTTCGAGCATTGAGGCGGCGGACGCATCTTTCGACCAGTCGCGGCGGTCGGAATCGCCGAACGAAACGAGCGGCGCGTATGGCAAAAACTCTTCGCCGTAGTTGTAGGCTACAATCTTGCGCACCAGATCGGCAGTAACGACTTCGGCCAAGCAGTCTTTGAGCCACGCGACGTATAAATCCAACAGGTCAAGGTGAGTCTCACCCTGCGCGCGCGTGCCGAATTGCGCCTCGTTGCTGGCGAGCGATTGCCCAGTGATCGCTTTGCTGATTTGCGAGTCGGCGACCGACAAGCCGGTTTCAAACCCGTCGGCGCTGGACGCCTGAATTTGCTCAAACTCGGTGCCGTTTTTGACCACCGCGCCCGATGCGTTTTTCAGACTCAGCACTGTTTCCAGCAATGACTCCGCTTCGGATTTCGTGTTTGCGGGCGTCGTGCCAGCGCGCACGATTTCGCCGGGCTGTTTCGGCGGCAGCTTGGCAATCAGCGCGTTTTGCGCGCAGTTTTGCAGCCAGCGCAGGTACTCCGGCCAGGTGTGCGACTTAAAGAGAAACGGCGTGTAAGCCGGGCGAATCGCGCTCTCCCCGCGCGGGTCTTCGTCTTCCTCGTTGAGCGTGAGCACGACGAACTTTTCACGCGGCAAAATCCGCGAGCCTTTCGGCAGTGCCGCGCCGTAAACACGCGGAATAAAGCCGACGTGGTTGCTGTACTCGTCAAGCGCAAAATCCAAAAGCGCGTGCGGTTTGCACGCCACGCGGTCTAAAACCAGCATTCCCGCGTCGTCGCCCATCCCATATTTCCACGTCAATTCCGCCACTTTGTGGCCATAGACCAGCGCACCGCGCAAGAGCTTCGTGAGCGACGAAGCGAGCGGCTTGCGCGTGGTTTCGAGCGCCCGGCGCACAAAATCGGCAATCTCGGTGGCTTTTTGATTCTCCGGCTGGTCAGCGCCGACCTGTTGCCCGGCAAAGGCGGGCGAAAGTTGCATCCCGTCGGCCAGCGTCATCCGCACCAGCGTGTTGACGGCGCTTGAAACGGCGCCGTCGCGCATCATCCGGCGAAACGTGTCGAACGTGATCTCTGGCGCGTGCGGGTCGCTGGTTTGCGCGGGAAGTGTGTTGGCGAGCGGGTTGGCGGTGAACGGCGCGAGGTATTCGCGGTCAGGACGGACGCGGGCGGCATCGCCACCGCCGACGCTCGGCACAATGGCGAGCGGTGCGGTCTGGGTTTGCGCAAATTGTTTGCGGTTGCGTCGTGCCATAAAACAAAAACGCCGCCACTCGTCGGAAGAATCCGGGAGTGACGGCGCTCAACTCGTCGGGACAAGATGCAAAGTTCTTGTCAGCAAAACGGAATAAATTTCTATGTCAGAGCGTAGCGTATGCCGCTTGCTCTTTTTGGTCAAGTTCTTTTTTCTGCAAATTCGATTCCTTAGCCGGATGCCAATCACGCCAGCCATTACAGCACGGGCAATGCAATCGCACGGTCTGACTGATGATCGCGCAGCCGAGAAACCAGAGGCGCGCGGGTGTCGTGCGCGCCAGCTCGTGGCCGCAGAAGCAAAGGAGGGGTTGGGGTGTTGGTTCGTTCATCGGACTTGAAGTTGGGTGCGCGTGCCGCCGGTGATTGTCTCTTCGTTATATCCGCCGCGCGGAGCCAGCACGCGATAACGCGCCGCGTCCCCCGCGTGATCTTCTGATTTCGTGTCAACGTCGTCGCTGTCTCGGTCACTGCGCGGCAACACTGGAAACGTGCGAATGAATTGCGTACAACGGTCGAACACGAACAAGCCGGGCGCTTCCATCGGCGTTTGCAGCGCCGCTTTCAGATACTTGCGCAACTGTCCCCAGCCTTGCTTGCGCGAGCCGGGCGACTTGTCAGCGGGCAACCACAGCACACCTTCGGCTTCCATATCCGCCGCGTAGCTCGTGTCGTTTTCAACGTCGAAAATTGAACTGTCGGCCTGCCCCGGATGCACGTTCGTCAGCCCCCATTCGGTTTCGCGTTCAATCATTCCCTGCGCGATTTCCTTGGCCGTAAGTTTTAGCCCTTCGTTCGGCGTACCGTTCCAGCCATACCATTCGTGAATTAAAAACAGCGAACCAGCCGGATAGTGCCGACCGTTGGGCGCTTGCGTTCCGTCCGACTCTGCCCACCACAAAACCGAAAACGGCTTCGAGCTCCCCCAGTCAAACGTGCAGTCAATGTACCAACTCGCGGGAATCTCAAACGGTTTGATCGTGTGAACCGCGCGCCGTCCGCAATCGTTCCAGAGGTCGTCGAACATTCCGCCCGCGACAATGTTCCAGTCGCCTTCGGCCATTGCCCGGACTAGCGCCGGATCGCCCAACCCTTCGAGTCGGTCAATGTAATCAGGGTCGTTTTCTTGGAGCGTCGGGTTGTCAGTGAGCTTGGCGGGGATATATTGCCGAAGCATCCCGCCTTCTTTTTTCGGCGTGCGATGAACAGCCATCGCCGCCGCCGCGTCAACGAATGTCGCTTTGACAAAATTGTGACCAAGCCCGCCGGGGTTGGCACCGCAAAGCACGCGCGGGAATTGCCAACGCACGGTTGGCGGCACTCTCAGCCCGCCCAAACGCACGCGACCACGCAAGAATCTGTATTGAAAATCGGTGAAGTGCGTCAGTTCGTCCACCAGCAAAACGTGGATTTCCGCGCCCTGATACTTGTAAACGTCCTTTTCGTGCTGGCAGTGGCATAGGAAGATTTTTGCCCCGTTCCAGAACTGAATGAAGTTTTCGGTGTAGTTGATCCGCACTAGCTTTTGCTTCACCCAATCGGCCAGCAACACGGGAAAACTCGACGGCCCTTCCATATGATTTTTCATCAGGTCGGGATACGTCCGGCGGAACAAATACACCTGCAAGCCCGGCACAGCCACGCACCAAGCGATTGCCGCCACGCGCATTAAATGTGACTTCCCCCCGCCCGCCGCGCCGCCGTAAAGAATTTCGGTGGCGGGACTGAGAAAGGCTTCGGTCTGGCGTTTGTGGAGCGACAAATCCATCCATCGTTATTGAGCGCAAATGACGTTGAGCACGGGCAACGGTTTGCCGTCCGGGTCTTCGTGTACGTGTTTTTCGGTAAAGAGTTTGTGGAATTTGCCGAGCAATTCGAGGGCTTTGAGTTTGTCTTTAAGCAATAAAGTTGCGCCGACAACTTGCCCGTCGTCCATTTCGACTTGGCAAAAGTCTTTCCACGGCGCAAGCGCGACCGTCGTGAGTTCGGCAAGCACTTCATCAGCGGAGCAGGTCTTTTTTGCAGTAGCGAGCCGCTTTTGGACTGCCTGCGAAATGACAGGTTTTGACAGGTTCTCCGCGCCGACTGATTGCAAGGTGTGCTTGCTCCCTCTATATCCAGCAATCCGCGCGGCCTCGGTCGCGTTGCCTTTGGCCTTGCCGACGTATGCGTCAACGAAAAGCTCTTGTTTTGGCGTGAGTTTTGGTCTCATAGGGGTGTATTCAACGGGACAACCAGCCAACGCCTCGCACAATCACCGGCACCAGCCAGCCGATTGCCCCGTTCCGTTCGGCGCGGTCGCGTGGGATTGTGAGGACACGCGCCGGATTTGAGTTATTCGGTGTCGGGGTCAATCCCCGCTTTGATGAGTTTGCGGCGCAATCTATCGTTGCGCAGTTTCATTTCTTCGGTCGCGTGCTGTTGGCGCAGTTCCTTCAATCGAAACCAGCCGCGCAGCCCTACAGACAGCAATCCGGCGACTGCGCCGACCACTGCTCCCCAAACGTGGCTTGTGTCGGCCACGCCAGCCGCTGCACTGCCGAGCACGGAGCCGCCCATCGGCAGCCCGAACGCGGCGACAATGTCAATGATTCGTTCTTTATCAATCACCGTTCACCGTTCCCTGTTGGTTAATTAACCCAAGCGCGCACCGCAATCGGCGCGAGCGTGTTTGAATTGGTCAGCGTGCCGCACGACGCGGGCAATGCGCCGCCGGAGGCAGTGTTGCTACACGTCCCTAAAATCGGCGTGGCGCCGTTTGAGTTGGCGAATCTCCAAGCGTTTGCCGCCCATGTGAGTTGTTGGAACGTGGGAGTGGCCGAACTTGTCGTCCACATTACGCAGACGCCGCCTGAGATAGTTGTGCTCGTGACCGTGACGGCAAGCGAGGTAGACGAACTTGTAACATCGGTCGCGCCCGTTGAAATCAGCTTGGTTGCGCAATCACTCGAATAAAAGCCGATGTCGAGCGTTGCGCCCGCGCTGCCGGTGAACACGTAGGTGCCGATGCGGTTAATCGTGATCGCGTCTGGTTCGCTGGTTTTGTAAAAGTACACAGTGTTGGCCGTGTAACTTCCCGATGAATCGCCCGTCGAGTTTTTCGGGAAAATGCTGTACGCGCCGGAATAGGTGCGCGCGCTTATTCCGCCGATTGTTTTAGTAGTGCCGCCTTCACGGAAGCTTATATTCGTGCCGTCATACCAGACCTGACCATTTGACGGGCTAGAATTTGTGACGCTGCCGAGTGTCACTATACCACCAGCCGTTACGCCGAATTTCTCCGTCCCAGCCCCATTGCGGATGCTTACCGTTGACTGCGTATCAGCTACGCCAGATGCGGCTTGAAATATCCCCGCGACCTTTGTGGTTGAGTCGCTGGTAACGTGCAGCTTGGCACTAGGACTGGTGACGCCAAAACCAAAATCGCCCGCCGTAGGATCGGAAATGATCGCGTAGTTAGTCGTGATCGTTCCGGCTGCGGTCAGTCTCAATCTCGTGTAATTCCCTAATGTAGCACTTCCGTAATTGCCGCCAATCTCAATTCCGTAAAGCGGCCCTGTCATATTTGCGTTTATCGTAGGCGCGAACACGGCCATTGAATCATACGCAGTCGGATTACCCGTAGCCCCGGCATTTCGGTTGTAATTAAACCGAAACGGCTGTGCTGTTAATCGGTTGCCTGTGGACGTGTCATTAAAATTGAATTCTTGGCCTATCAAAAAGTCGCTGCCGTTGCTGCTGTTGTTAGCGACCATTGTCAGCGTGAATCCCTTTGTGTTGTAGGCGGGATTGGTTGTGATAGCGCCGAAAGTTGCGCTATCAGCCGGGCCGAGGCCGAGCAATGTGCGCGCCTGCGAGGCGGTCTGCACGTCGAAATAATTATTGCTGTCAGCAATAATAAAGCGCGAACCAGTGCCGCTTAACCCGTGCAACTTGAATCGCCCGTCTTGGTCAATCGTGACGCGAGGCTGTTCAGTCAACGAGCCGTTCGGCGTTGTAGTAATAATCCACTGTGTGCCCTGCGCGGAAGCCGTAAACGACTCAGTCGCGGCGGCTATCAACGAAGCGCGTGGCGAGTTGGATACGGTTGGAGTGCCTGCATTGTCCGTGCCTCGCACTCCCACGCGCAACATGTAAGCGCCATTAAGAGTGCGTGACGGCGCGGCCACAGTGCCGCCAGAATGGATAAAATCAATTCTGGCGGCATCGCCATACGCTCGCCCTGAAAATATCAAGTTAGCGGCGTTCGCGCCGCCCCATTCTTTCACCACTGAGACCGTGCCGAACTGCGCCGCGTCTGTTGCGGCCAAGCCCAGCAAAGCCCGCGCTTGCGCGGCGGTCAAGGCTTCGATGTTGCCAGTTCCGGCGGTTGCTCGGCCAAGCAACCCGCCGCTCGAAATCTGCACCATTTTGGCGAACGTGATCGCGTTCGCGTCCACGGTGTAAGTCGCGCCCGTGCCGCTGATCGTCACGTCGCCCTTGTCCCCGTCAGTAACGCCCGCACCGCCGCCCGCACTGGTCGGCTTGCGAATCGGGGTTTGCGCAAACGCCGACAGCGCGAGAGCCAACAAAAGCCAAATCAAAACAAAATTGCGTTTCATCGTTTCTCCCTTTTATTGCGGTGTCGTGTTGGCGCGATAGCCGACGCGGAGCAAGCGCACGACTGCGCCGGACGGCCCGACGGCGAACAGATGCCGAGCGTCCCACTGGTAAGCTTTGCGCTCGTCGGTTAGCGTGATCGAATCGCCCTGCGACAACACGTAATGCGCCGTGCTGGTCGTGATCGAACTCGGTTTTGCGCTGTTGTCGTCGGTGAATTGGATGAGAATGTTTCCGGTTATCCCGCTGTTGGGGTCAACCTGAATCACCAACTGACTGGCGCCGACTGGCGACGCCGGCACGGTGGTCGTGCCGGACGCCAGACAGCGCACGGTGGAATCCACGTTGGTCAAAATCGGAGCCGACAGGCTCGGCATAATCGTTTGCGCCGCGCTGGGTTGCGACAGGTAAAAATAACTGACGACATTCAGCGCCAGCATCACAGAGACAACCATTAAGCCTCGTTTCATAGTTTTTCTCGCCTCCCTTTTGCCTTAGTTTGTGAGCCTTGTGGCGTTTTTGCTGGCCAACGTGCCGCTGACACGCTGCGCCTCTGCCCAAGCGTCGTCGGGATTCGTCACCCGTGACAATCTGAACAGTCGGCTATACGTGGTCGAACCCAGCCGCACGAGTTGTACCCACCAAGCGGCGGTCACTGGCTCTTGCGCTCTTGCCCGGGCGCGGGCTTCTTCAGCGAACTCAGGTTCTTTGGTTGATTCAATCGCGGCGCGGATGGATTCAAACGCGGCGCGAACGCCCGCCAAAATCAGTACGAACTCTTGCTGGGCAGCGGCGGTCTTGAATTGAATAATCCCGCTCGTCTCTGCCGATTCGACGGCGCGAAGCCCACGGTCAACCGCGTCGAGTGCGTCTTTGGCTTTGCCCTGTTTTACGAATACAACCGCTTCGTCCAACACTTGCCGCGTTTTCTCGTTGATTTGATAGGACGTTTTAGCAGCGGTCGCGTTGGTTTGCGTGCCGTTGACGAGAATTTCCGTCGCGTCCGACCACGACTCAAGACCGACGTAAGTTTGAGCGGCATAGATGGCCGTCTTGCGGGCTTTGGTGACTTCTGGCGCTTCGCCCGTGATTTTTTTTGCGCACGCGACGAAGCCGACGGCGGCAATGAGCGCGCACACGGCGAGCAGTGATGTTTTAATTTTCATAGGTTCTCTCCCTCGTTCTCGTTTGGTTGTTCCGGCGGCTCGACTGGCCAGCCGGTTGATTGGATTTCGTAATCGGTGGCATTGGTAACGGGCGGGCGTGCTGGCAAACGGCGCTCGCGTCGGCGTTGGCGCACGCCCGCATTGATGTCGCGCATCGTGATCCGGCGCGCGTTGTAGAGGCTGCCGTCCGGCGGATAAATGACCGGTTCGCTTTGGGCGGCCACGTCAAGCTGCTCTTTATGACGAATCGCTTGCAGCATTTCGACCGCGAGCAACGCGCCGATTCCGAGCCACCCCGAAACCGGCTCAACGTAGCGTTGAATAAAATCGCCTTGCTCGTCAGGCTGAATCCAGCCGAATTTGAGCGCGACGCCCGCGAGCGCGGCAACAATCAATGCAGCGGCGCGTTGCGTGGCGAGTTTGGCTAGCCAATTGTTGATTCCGGGCAATTCGTTTTGCTTTTGCGGCATCGTTCCCCCTTATTGGCCGACAATCCCGGCCTGTACGTCTGTCTCTTTCACCGTGACCAGCGAACGCCCGACCTGCACCGCGAACGGCGCGACCAGATTCCAGTTGCCCGCCGACGCCAATGCGCGGAGCGCTTGCGGGCGATAGACCGATTTGCGCGCCGCTTTTGACGCGAGCGATTTGAGATAGCTTTCGCGGGCGTCCAGATATTTGAGCGCGAACACCTTTTCGCTGGTTTCGTAGACACGTCCCGCGCAGATAAGCCAGCCGCCCTGTATGCGCGAGTCGTAGACCAGCGCGAGCGTGAGCGGCAGCGTGAATCCGCGCTTGGCGCAATCGGCGAGCGCGGGCTGCATATAGTTTTTGTCGAAAACCTTGTGCTGTGCCGCGACCATCCACGGATCGGCGGAGGCTTCGATTAGGGCGGCTTTGAGGTGGTCGTTTTTCGCGGCCTGCGCGACATTGCCCTCGCGTCTGTCGTGCAGCGTCGCTAGGTATTGATCCAGCACGCTCGCGTGACGCGCTTGCGGCATCTCGCAATAGGTTTCGACCACGGCGGCCAGTGATCCGGATTTGTGGGTTGCTTGGTGCAGGCCGTAGCTGATGCCCGCGCCGTCGTCCAGAACTGCGAGCGCTGAGGGGTTGCCGCGCGGCACACCCGTCTCGAAACACGAAACGAGGCAACGCGCGGCAGCCAAATCGCGTGCGGTATACCCTGTGGGTGAGGCAGAAGGTTGTTCCATAAAAAGAAAAGCGCCGCGCAACTCCGTAGAGTTGGCAGCGCAATTAGGTCGCATAAACTTTGGCGCACAAAGCGCACTGTTAGATTGTGGACTTTATCGTAACACGCGGGCGGGACGATTGGCTATGATTTTTGTTCACTCCAACCGCATCGCCTTTACAACCGCCGCCATTTGCTCCAACAAAACGCGCACCGATTCCGGCACGGCGAACACGAACACGCGCTCTGCTTTGCACTGCGAACAACGCAACGTGACCGTGCCGACGCCGGATGCCCGGCCTAGCCAACGCTGACAGGTTGGGCAGCGCATTTCGTTTTCGGGGTTGTGAGGGTGGTTCGGCATATTGGTTATCTGTTGCGCCAAGCGAAGCCAACAGGCTCGCTCATTACCCACAAGTGACGCATATTGGCGACGTTGATAACGTCTCTATCGTTCGGGAAAATCTCAACCGCATCGTTTTCAGCATAACCACAGTCACGCTTGATCGCTTGAAGCTCTTCCCAACTTATACCATCAACGTAAGTCTTGCCGTCATAGGTCGTTTTATTGACCGTTAAACGAACTAACGCTGGCTCGGCAGCTTGATAAACTTGCACAAGGAAAAAGCGCGAACGCAAAACGCGCAATATCCCTGCCGGAGAGTTCTCAGGCCACAACTCGCGCGGGATTTCTTGCAATCGTCGCGGCATCTTGTCGTTTTGTTGCTTGATATATTTTCGTTGCCATTTATTCGGTTTCATTGATCGCCTTTCTTAAAACGGAATGTCATCATCCATCACGCCGCCGTCGTCCACTTTCCCGCTCGCCTTCCCCTTTTTCGTCACCTTACGCGCTTTCGGCGTTTCCTCCTCCGGCTCGGCATTGGCTTGCGCGGTCGGCGCGGGCGCTTCGTCGGTGCGCGGCGTGCTCAAGAATTGCATGTCCGTGCAAGTCACTTCGAGCGACGTGCGGGCGTTGCCGTCGCGGTCGGTGAATTCGTTGGTTTTGAGTCGGCCTTCGATGTAAACGAGTTTCCCTTTTGCGAGGTATTGGTTTGCCACTTCGGCTTGGCGTCGCCAAGTTGTGATGCGAAACCACGTGGTGACTTGGTTCGGCTCGCGGCCTTCTGTGGTGGCGACAGAAAACGTGCAAACCGCGTCGCCGGATGGGGTGTAGCGGAGTTCGGGATCGCGGCCGAGATAGCCGACGATGGTGATTTTTGCGAATGACGCCATTGTTATTTTGCCCTTCCTGCAATCCATTCAAGGTTAGTGCGCTGGCAAGCGCGAATAAATAACTCTTGCTCAGAAATCCTCGTTTTGCGCTCGTACCCCCATACGCTCGCATATGTTGTGCCGCGAACGAGAATGGATATATCGAATTCCTTATGACGGAGAATCATCGCAATGTCGCGCTGAATCTCATCGCATCCATCGTAATCAACGAAGCCCGCGACAATTTGCCCATCGCAAATTAGCTCGTAAAGCTTGTTATAGTCCTTCGACAGTTCGTACATCTTCTTTCGCGCTCCGTTGTGAGAGGCAGGCATCAGCCGGGCCAATGCCTGCCGGGTTGGGGTTAGCCGATGATTGGCGTTTTCGGCAGTTCGGCGGCCAGCCACGCCTTGATGCGTGCGACAGCCTCGACAGCCCATCCGCCGTTGTCGGCATTGAATAACGCGACGACGGGGGGTTTACCGTCTTCATCGTTTTTCAAGCGCAACAAGAACGATTGCTCAACTGGCGCGATTTCAGGGAACGAGCGATACGGGGCAAGTACGACCGGGTTTTTGACCTCCGCGAATCCGCTTTGCACGCCGTTCTTTGTCGCCACCATCTGCGCAAAACCGTTGTCGGTACTTTCGGCAACCTTTTCAGCTTTCAAGGTGCCAATCACGTTGCGCACATAATCCAAGTCGGCTTGCTTGGCGAACGCGGTCAGCAACCAAACCGCAAAGGCTTCTTGTGTGTGAAACTTGCCTCCCTTGTCTGCCAAACCGGAGCGGTCGCCGATAGCGGCTTTCACGAACAATTCGCGCTCTTTGGTTGCGCCCAGCGACGGGCCATAAAGCCGAACTTCGTTCGGGCCGACAACGTGAATAAACAGCTTTTCGTGCTGGTCGGTCGTGTCGGGGTTGGCTTTCACGTAATCGGCAATGCCTGTAAGCGTCGCCGCATTCAGCGTGTTGAAATGATAGACAGGCAATTTCTCAAGCCCGCCGTTGTTGCTGTTGACGAGATATTTGACACCTTCGTGCTCGAAGGTTTGCACGTCGCGCTTTGCGTTGCGCAATTCTTGCTCAAGCCGGGCGGCGTCTCTCGAAACTTCAATAATCGGAGCAAAATCAATAGCTTTAGACATTTTGTGTGGCTTCCTTTCCGATGGCAGTTTCGTCGTAAGCGGTCGGGTAATCCGATTCGCTGACAACAGGAGCGGCCATTCGATAGATCGCGGGCGAAATCACACGCGATTTGAGTGTGGTCGTGACTGAAAAAGCGGTTTGAATCGGGCCGCGTTTGGCTGATTCTTCAAGGTTAGTAAATTTGATGACGCATTTGGCGGCACGCTTGCCCTTGCTCGGCGTGTCAGGGTTGATGACATTTTCAACCACTTGCTGAAGCGCGTAGTTGAACTCTGCCAGCACTTGCCCTTCGTTCATATATTCAAGCGTCGGCGTCTGGTCGGCGCTTAAAGGAATCGGTTCGTACTCGAAAAGGGATTGCTCTTCCTCTTCTTCGATGTGTGCGACCTTTTTGATTAAATGCACCTGTGCTAGTTGCGGTTTGAGTTGCGGTTCGGCCAAGTGCGTCGTCACGTCCGCGATAATGTTTGGGCGTTCGCGCAGCCCAAGCATCGGCTCAACTGTCACCGACAGCTTGACCAGTCGCGGCGATTTGAGCGGCGTGTTCGGATCAAGGCAGTTTTGCAGCGCGTCGCGGATCGCTTCATTGGCGCGCTGTAACGCCTTACCCTGATTGAGGTATTCAAATGCTAAAGGTTTCATTTGCATTGCCTTTCCCGCGTCGCCTTCCCACGCTCGCCACGCCGCCGACGCGATGCCCGGCGCAGCTTGCGAGAGGGTTGCTAGAACATATCCACCAAAATCGCGCCGCTCATATCCATCAGCCGACGCACGATGGACGCGCCGATTGTGGCCGCGTTGCGTGACCAGTGTTCAGCCAGCCCGTCGAGCGGTGTGTTGCTGGTGATGACCAATTGCTGATCGTGCGAGTAGGCCGCGTCCACAAGCTCAAAAAGTTGCTCGGCGGCATATTCGGACGGGCGCGCCTTGTCGAGTTCGTCAATGAAAACAAATCGGCGCTCGTCGCTGCGCAGGTCGGCAGGCGTGACAATCGGCAGCTTTTCCGCGTCAAATTCCCACGCCCGAAACTGGCGCATCAGTTCGGCGCACGACACGCCGGACGCAAGCATTTCGCGCTCAACCGCCGCCCGGTAGAGCAGCCAGCCGAACAGCGTCTTGCCGCAGCCGTTGCGCCCGCACAGCACGTAACTCGCCGACGGTTCGGCGCGCATCGTGTCGAGCAACGCGGCTTGTTTTGCGTGACGTTTCGCGTCGGGCGTGATCGTGCCGAGCGTGAACGCCGCGAATTTCGGCGGAATCGCCGCGAGCTTGCGGGCCTTGATCGCATCGCGCAGGCAGTGGCAACGCCGCGAGCCTTGCGGTGTGGGTTCCCAGCCGAATCCGGCACAGGTCGGGCATTCGGCGTCCGGTGCGGGTTTGCGGTCGCTAGATGCGACGAGCGTTAAGCCCGAATCCGTCAAGCGGCGAATGCCCGTTTGGTTTTGCGTGAGTGCCATTGCCATTGTTTTTCGCTTTCTGCGCCGCGAGGTACGCGGCAATTTGTTCGTCGTCTTCGCCTGTTTTTTTAAGCTTCCCAGCCAGCGAAATGCGCTGGCCGTCAGATTTTGCTGGATAAGCGTTTTCTAGGTAGGTCAGGTATTCCTGAAACTCGAATCGCCCAAGAATCGACTGTTCAACGGGTCGCTCTCGCGCTTTGCGCTGGTAGCCGCGAATGTCGCTGATCGCCGACGCGGGCGCGCTCTCTCGTTTGCTGGTTAAGTTTGCTGGTTCCTTTTGCTGGTTATTCCTTATATGCGAGTCTGATTTTTCAGACTTTTTAGTCTGATTTTTCAGACTACCTGTCTGATTTTTCAGACTTTCACTGTCTGAATTTTCAGACTCGCTTGCGGTTGTCTGATTTTTCGGACTATCAGCGGTAAGCTCTTCGTTTGCCGCATTAGCTGTCTGAATTTTCAGACTTTCAAAGCCCAGCAAGGCGACTGCCTTGTCGCCTTCAAAAACAGCCCATTGCTTCTCTGAAAGTTCGGCGCGCAAGGCGTAAACGGTTCCCCTGTTGCAATCTAAAAAACTCATCGTGACCGCGACCGACGGGCAGCACAGCCCTGTTTTTTGGTTCCGACACCGGGCGAGAAACACGTACAAGTGCCTTGCCCCTTTGGACAATTCGCACAATCTGTCAATCGCCTCATCCGGTATGTAAGCCACGCCTTAGACCTCTGCTGAAACGCAGTGGAATTCAACCTCTGGTCTCAACTTCCATTCCTTGCTGATTTCTTGCCTGATCGTGCCGAGCAACACGTATTTCTGCGCGTCGTCCGGCGTTATTGCGTTTTTGAATAACCCGTCCATTACGCCCTTGAGCGAGGCAACGGCATTGTCCTGATCCATCTCTCGCCCGCGCCGAATCGTCACATTGACCGTGATCGGGAATGCGGTGAAAGCCGGTTTGCCAGCGGCAACCCAAGCCCACTGCGCCGCCTCTTTATGTGTCTTGCGCACGTGGATTTTCTTGCGCACTGTTCTCAGGCGGTTCGGGTTGGCGTTGCCCACGTCAACCCGGACAACGATGCGAATTTCTGTTTGTGTTGTTGTGAGGTTGTTCATCGGCTAAAATCTCGTTGCAACAAATTTGCAACAGAACGCTTGCTCTTACGCGGCACAATCACTGAAACGCACGCGCTCAAGCGGTTGAAATGTGTGGATTTTGGCCTTGCTGTAACAGGTTTGACGGCACCCTATGACTAGGGATTCATGCTTTTAACCAGTGGGTCGGTGGTTCGAGTCCACCACGGCTCATACTTGTTACAGTAAGTATAACCAACTAATTACAGCCGGGTTAATCACCCGGCTTTTTCTTTGGCAGTGTCGGCTTGCAACAAAAATGCAACAAGCTGCCCGCCTTCCATCTTTTTTCGCGCCTCTGCCAGATTCACGGAATTGTAAACCTGATTCAACGCGACCGAATGCCCCATCAGCGTCGCAATATCCTCCGGGTGCATTCCTTGCTCTTTCCAGCGATTCTGCGCCGTGTCGCGCAACCAACGCAGCCAAAACCCGTCAAGCCCGGCCTCGTGCCGAATCGTCCCCCACGCGCTCTTGAGTGAACCGTAAGGGAAAATCCGCGCGCCTTTGGCCTTGTTCACCAGTCGGCGAAAGTACGGCACCGAGCGCGCCGTCATCGGCACAACGCGGCGGGCCTGCGCTCCGCCCTTGCCCTTGTGACTAATGACCGTGATAAGCCGCTTGTCAAAATCAACCTGACTTTTGACCATCGGGAAAAACTCGCCTTCTGGTCGCAAACCGTGATCCACCAAAATAATGATCGCGGCTTCGATGTGCCAGCGCTTCTTTTCCCACAGCGGGTCACGGCAAGCTTCAACCAATTTTTGCTCGTCGGCCCGGCTCAGAACCCGCTTTTGTTTGGGCGGTTCGTGCACTTTCGGCACGTGCGCCCACGGATTGTCCTTAACCAAGCCCGCGTGAATCGCCCAACGCCAAACCACTTGCGCGGCTTCTTTGTGACGATTCACGCTGCGCGGTGCGAGCGATTCGTCGGCCAGCGTGCGCAACCAGCGCCGACCGGTTAGCGGCGTGACGTCGTCAAAGGTCTTTTGCCCAAAGTCACGCTTGATTCGTGTCAGGCAGTAGCCCGGCCAGCGTTTCGGATAGCGATACGCTTTTTGTTCATCCGGCCAGACTGCTGCAATCAACTCGCCGACCGTGCGCGCTTGCACGGCGGGCGCGGGCTGGCTTTGATAGCGCGTTTCGGGGTCAGTCCCCTGCTCAATCAATTCCAGCCACTTTTGCTCAAAGTACGCGGCTTTCGTCGCGTCTTTGGCTTTGCGTTTTACGTTGTCAGGGTCGGCGGCGCGCTTGTAAAAGCGGCGCGTGACGCCCTGCCATTCGTAAGTAAAAACAATATACGGTTGCCCGTTGCGTTCGTGGATCATCGTTCCCCCGACCGCTTAGGCGCGCGCGTTTCAGTGTGCGGCAACGATAGCACCGTTGCCGTGACGCGCAAATTTGACGGCACGCTGACCGCGTAAGCGAACGCCACCGGAGCAACCGAAACGGGCGCGGCAAATTCCCCTAACTGGCGAATGTCATCCTCAGACAAGCCGAGCGATTGCACCGCCAACCACGGGAAAATGCGCGTCGTGTCGCGCTCGTCGCCTTCGATTCTCACCACGCCTTTCAGTTTTCCTTGCGCGATTTTTTGGTTGATCGTGCTCACGCCCAATTTCACCCACGCGGCAAACTCGGCAACTTTCATCACCGGCACGTCGGCGGGTTGCGGCAGACTTGTGCTTTTCTTTTGGGGCATAGCTATTCCGAAAACGAAAAAACAGATTGTCTCAGACGCCGCGCTGCAATCTCGCAATACCGTTCGTCTTGTTCAATGCCAACGGCTTTTAGTCCTTGCCGTTTAGCGACTTCTAAACTCGTCCCGGTTCCGAGAAAAGGGTCAAGTATTGAATCAGTTGCCAGTAAGGCGATTGCTCTGGCAAAAATGCCGGACGGCGTATACCCCGGATGCCCATAAGTTTCTTCGCGGAAGAAATACCCCTCGCCTTTTAAGCGAATATCGTCCCACAAATCCGAGCGCACTTGTTTTGGCTTGCCTACAGATAAAGCCGTTTCAAATTGGTCTGCCCAGCCGCCGCGGCTTGGACCGCGCGCGCCACGACGTATCACCACAAGGTGAGCGTCAGGCAAAAGATCCGTCCAAAGCCGCATTTGATAGCGCGGCGCTACCCAAAATTGTTTTTTTGCCAATCGTCGGCAGTGCGCAACCGTTGAACGCATCCATTCGGCGTAATCCAGCGCCGACAGATTGTCTGAAAACTCGCCGTATTGCTTTTTCGCGTTGTAGGGTGGGTCGGTCACAACTAAAGAAAATTCATCAGCCAAATCTGGAAGAACTTCCCGATTGTCTCCGTGATAAATAGTAATGCCGCCTTCTGAAAAGTATGGGTGCATAGCAAAAAATAGGCGACGGCGAACCGCCGCCTTGCAGTGACTTGGATGATCGTAACGTGTAGGAGTTTCAGACTCCGCACTCAGCTTCGGCACAAGCCGGGCGCGCAATCTGCACCAGATTCAGCGGGGCCAAGTCGTGTCGCTTGGCGTCAATCGGTCGGGGCAATCAAACGGGAACGGCGGCGCGGCGACAATCGGGGCAAGCGTGTCGCCGCGCGCGTGGGGCTAATCAATTTCGTAGATGATTCCAACGTAGTCGCCCGTGTCAGGCGAGGCGTAAAAATTGAATGTGTCGGGCAACGCATCGGGGTGCGTGTCGAGGTATTCGGCCATTTTGCGCAGCACTTGCGCGGCTGAACGATTCGTGAGGCCGGGCGCTTCGACAATGATCGGCGTGACCATTGCGCCTTTGCGCAGGCTAGCGGGTTGTTGTGCTGTTGAGGGAGTTGCCATTTTGATTCCTGTGTGAAGTCGCGCAATTCAGCGCGTCGGTTGTGTCTCGTTCTTGGTTGGCGCGGTCGCGTGTGGCGCGGTTCGCGTCGAGTTGCGCGGCGGCGGCGGGCGGCAGATGGTCGAGCCATTGCCAATGCCGGGCGGCGCGGGTGACGTACTCAGGTGAGGGAGTAATCATATTGGTTCAAAGAAGCGGTTCGGTCAGAGTTAAGCTGGCCGAACCGCGCGAGCAAGAGGTGGTGGTAATGTGTCAAATTGCAGCTTTCGCGCTGCGCTCATTGCCCGTCAGGCAATCAGCGCAAGGCAAAGGGTCGGCTGGCGCGCGAGCGAAAACGTGAACACGCGCCAGCCTTTTCGACGCTATGACGACAACGACGCCTGTCGCTGCCGGGTAACGAACTTTCAAAAAAAACCCGTTGTTGTTCGTTCCGCCTGTGGCTCGCGCCCATCACGGGACGCGAGCCACAAACGCAACCAACCCAAAGGAGAAACATCAGTTGCGCGGGGATGCTTTGCAGTGCGACGCCTCACAGCCGAGAAATTCCCCGTAACCCAGCTTGCGGCTTTTCGCCGCCGCCGCACTGCAAACTTGTGAAAGATCAAAAATCGGGGGTTGCCAAGCGGCGCGGCTGGTGTGCATTTCCGTGCCTGTCAATGGTGTGCATTGATGCCGCTTGGCAATCTCAAAAAACCTTTTCCGCACACCGGACGGGATGCTTTGCCCGGTGGCGTCGGCGCGCTGTTTACTCCGCCACGCCGGAAACCCTGCCGAGGGGAGGCCGTGTCAAGCCCGTTTCGGCCTCCCCTCTCTCCCCAAAATTGTTTTCAATCCCGTAAGCCGCGAGCGGGATTCCGCTTTGCGCCATCCATTTTTTTCGGGCACGATGGGCGGCGTTCTTCTGGCGATTGTGCGCGCTATACGCTTGCCGCAATGGGCAGCAAGGTCGCTCAAATCCAACGCACTCAACCAACTCGCAGGCCACGCAAATCGCGGTTTGCGTGGCTATCGTCCAACGCATAGCGCCGTTCTCGCTTCCTGCCCGCGCGCCAAAATCAATTCACCAAACGATTCTTGCGCAAGCTCATCACCAATCCTGACCGCGTCGGCAAAACGCGAAAGCAACGGGTGCAATGTCTCGCTAATTGATTCGGCGCCAATCGCCTCAACCAATCTATCAACCGTCGCTTGCACGCGACGCTCATCAGCCCGGCGGCGCTCGGCTAATGCCCGCGCGGCCTTAATCGCCGCTTTTTCAAACACGGCAACGCTTTTCAAATCTTTTTTCAAGAATGCCCGCCGATAAACGCGCATCCAGCGCTGAACCTCGGCGTCGTCACTCGCGCCCGCCGCAATCGTGTTCACGTTGTTTGCCAGCGTCGCGCAGGCACCAGATACAACCAGCACGCGGGCGGCGCATTCGGGGCCGTAGCCCTGATTGATTGACGCCGGATCAGTAAGTTGACGCCCGCAACATTCGCAACGAAATCCTTTTGCCATCTTTGACCACCTTTCCGACGGCGCGGGGTTCAGCCGCGCCGTCTTGACCGCGCCGGAGTTAGCAATCAATCGTTTCGATGTAGACTGGCAAGCGGAAAGCTTGGCCGACTGTTTCCTTGATGCGTTCGACGATTTGCGGCGGGACTTGCCAGAATCCGCCGTCGGGACGCCAGATGCAGCCGTTGCCGCGCAATTCGCGCCGCAGGTCTTCGATAACGTAAGGCGTGCGGACTGTAAACTCGCCTTTGTCGCTGTATTTGATAACGATTTCATTCTGGGAAAGAACGTATTCACCTTGCATAACTACTCCGTGAGGTTGCACCGCGTGTCTCAGGGAGTAGCGTCACCGTTTGACCTTTTCTCCCGCCCTCGCATCCGCGTTGCTGCTTGCGAGGACAGGGAGAGAATATAGTCAGACTATACTTTTGTCAAGTGACTAAACAAATTTTTCAAAAATTTTTCAGGGATAAGTTTGTAGTGCTTCAATAGGGTTAAAAGCACATCACCGGGCGGCACGACTTCGCCATTCTCGTAATGCGAGACAGTGCCCTTCGTTTTGCCGATGATCGCCGCGACATCGTCTTGCGTAAGCCCTGCTTTTATGCGAGCTTCACGCAATGTTGCCGAATTCAATTTTTCCAATGTCAGTTCCATAGCGCCGTCATAATCGCACGCTTTGAAAAGCAGTGTCAAGGCATACTATACTAAAAAGTAGCCACATCGGAGTCCCGCCCGCTAAGACGTGACTCGCTCTGCCCCGCTGGGGCGACGCTCGTTTCTACTATGCCCGCCCCTTCGGGTGACAGCGGAGGGGCTACTCGCTGAGGTTTTATGGTCGCTGTACTTTTTGCCCGCCAAGATTCGATTTACAAAACGCTCTCAGACTGTGACGTGTGGGACGCTGAGCGCGACGCCCGCAACTGGCCAGGGGGTTGCCCTGTCATCGCGCATCCGCCGTGCCGCGCGTGGGGACAACTGCGCCACTTCGCCAATCCGTTGCCAGGTGAGCGCGAGCTGGCAATCTGGGCAGTCGAGCAAGTCAGGCAGTGGGGCGGGGTCTTGGAGCACCCTGCACAATCTCGGCTCTGGCCTGAGATGGAACTGCCTAAGCCGGGCAGCAATCGTGACGAGTGGGGTGGCTTCAGTGTCTGGATTTGCCAGCACTGGTTTGGGCATAAAGCAGAAAAGCCCACTTTGCTCTATATCGTCGGGATTGAGCCAGCGGATTTGCCGCCAATCCCGTTCCTGCTTGGCGAGTCCACGCACGTCATTGGCTCAACTACCCGGAAAGGTCAGCGGTATTGGAAGCCCCGCGTATCTATGGCCGAGCGCGAACACACTCCGTTGGCTTTAGCCGAATGGTTGCGAGAGGTTGCGCTCCGCGTAGCGAGTGCCGGGGCGGGGCGGGCGGGAAACAACAGAAGGCGCTCGCCCGTCTCCACTCCGGCGGCATCGCCCAAAGCGGCGCTGCACGCCTGCGCTGCCGAGGGCGGCGGCTCGTTCGCGGCCCCTACAGGGCACGCTCTCTCGCTAGACATCTTATCCTGTATAGTCTAACTATACGATGAACGACGGAAATCAAACATTAGGCGAGTGGTTGCGAGAAAAACGCAAGCTGCATCGTATGTCGCAAGACGCCTTCGCTGATGCCGTTCGGAAGCATTTGAATGGCGGCAGTTTTACTAAGTCTTACGTTAGTCTACTTGAAAACGACAGGCCGCAAGGCAAAAGCGGCGCTCTGCCAAGCCCGCGCAGAGAGATACTGCAAGCCATCGCTAAAGTTTACGGTGTAGGTGAAGACGAAATCTTGATCGTTAGCGGCTGGAAAGCCCCAAAGCAACTGGACGCGGAAACCCCAGCCGATCCCGAACCAATCGAAGTGCTCGCAATGGGCATCGCTGAACAGGCCAAAATGTATTCCCCTGAGCGACAGGCGGCCATTAAAGCAATGCTCGAAAACGTCAAGAAGGCAGCCGACCTGCTTGGCGATGACAAGTAACTCAGTCCCCGTAAATCAAAGCGCCGATTTTTTTTAAGTAAAACAGCCTTTATGCTTTGTCCAAATTGTCGCACTCAAAATTTACCGGGGAGCAACTTTTGCGCTCTTTGCGCTGCGCCTCTTGCCTCCGCTCAACCACCACAATCAACTAGCACCAGCAATAAAAGTAAATACGCTTTGATCGCAATCGGCGGCGTTTTCTTGGCTTTTATTCTGGTATGCGGCGCGTGCGGGTTGCTCTTTCGTAAAGTTGAACAAGCTGAAAAAAAGCAAAGCATCGCGGTCGCAGAGCAAATTGCCACGCAATCACCAACGCCGCCCCTATCAGCTTGGACGTATAACACCACAGAAGATCAGATGACCGGCAAAGAAACGCGCACAGCCGAAGTGATAAGCGAAAATACTGCCAGTTTTAATTTCCCTTACAACGGTGAACAGCACGCAACGCTCAGGGTAATAAATCATCCGCGATTCGGGAAAAACGTAACTCTTGCAATAGAGCGCGGGCAATTTTTAGCGGCCACTATAGGCGGGTCAGTCACTGTGCGATTTGATGAAAGTGCGCCAGTAAAGTTTTGGGCAACGGGCGCATCGGATAGCAGTACCGAAACTCTTTTTCTTAATAATTACAGCAAATTTATCAGTTCTCTACGCAAAGCAAAAGTCGTAAGAATGAGCACGGAAGTTTACAACGAAGGCACACCCGTTTTTGTGTTTCACGTCGGCGGACTTGAAGGGTTTTAGTGAAAGCTAAAACACCGGACTTGCTCCGGCCACCGTTGCGCGCCAGATATTAAGCGACGCCAAGACGCGCAAGAATTTGCGCCGACTCGGTTTCACTTCACTTTCGATTGTGCAGCGGGCGAGGTTTGGCGCGGAAGGGTTTCGGTACGACATAAAGGAATAGCCAATATGAAAGAGCGAGAAATTTTAGAGGTCGTCAAGCTGGTGCAAGGGGTCAGCAAAATGATTGATCGTGTCAACGCTTGGGAAGCAGTCGGCACGGCGCTGATGTGGCGTTATTACCAGAAAGAGGGCGGCGACATCGCGGCAGAGCGCGACCGTGAATGGCTGACACAAGTATTCAATCGAGCCAACCGCGAAGCGGAAGCGCGCGAGATTGAGCAGATTTTTGCCGCTGTTCTAAGGCTTTTACGCGGCTCGCTCGATGCTGATGACTTTAATTTTGACGACCATCGCTGGTTGGGGTATCTGACACCCCTTGACGACGACGATTCGCAAACAGGTCACTAAACGTCCAGCGATTAAGCTTGTCGGATAGCTCTTTAACTGCGTCGCTAAGTTTTTCGGCAGCAGGCGATAACGACTGGCGCTGTGCGACGGCGGCGGCAACCTTGTCAATGCGCAAATTGATTTGCTTTTCGACCTCGGCTTGGATGCGGTCGGCGAGTTCGGGCGTGATTTGACTTGGCGTGTTCAATGCTTTCATAGGCTAAACGTCCCCTTTCGAGCCGAACTATATCACACAATTTTCGGCGGCGTGGGTAGCCCTGACGCGGTTCGCAAGCGCGAACAAGGAAGCATTGATTACGCTCAAAGCTTAAAAGCCTTTTTGTTCTTTTTGAGATACGGGATTAAGCCGACAGGCGTGAGCGACGCCGACTTTGAGCTTTATAAGCCTGTGTGCGTGGCGCTGGTCGAAAAAGGTCAATTCAAGCCGAGTGTGCTAAAGATGTTTGACGACTGACACTAACTATTTGCCGTTCAAACTGCGTGTTTTCAAGCACGACAAACGGGTTGCGGCATAGAGAGTCGTCATCAGGCCGGAACTCAATCACAGCTTGGCTCTCACTTTCAGCTTTGACGATGACTGTTTCAGTGTTGCCGTTGCGATTCGTTATGGTTAGAGCAAATTCGTTTAATGCTGATGATTCCATAGGCTAAACGTCCCCTTTCGAGCCGGACTATAGCATACAATTTTCGGCGGCGTGGGTAGCCCTGACGCGAAAGGAAGCTCTTAGAGCCAGCGCGTTATTGTCCCGCCGCCGATTTTTATCTATTTGTATTTTGAATTAAGGCTTTGATGAGAATTCTGGGACTCGCTAAGCGGGGGTTGTTGCTCTCGCCCCGCCTAGCTAATAACGAACACCGCATAGGCTCGATTGATTGCGCAAACAATCGTGTTTTTGCGATTTCGCTAACTGCCACCGCCACCAAGTGATCCAGCCCGACCTAGCGAGCAAGCCAAATCGAGCTAATGCAGCCCAAGTAATATAGCATACTAAAGTTTACGCCGAAACAAATATATGCCTAAACCCATCCCCCAAACGCTCCGCGCCCTCGGTTGGAACCGCCGCGTCAACTCTCCCTCGACGATTTCGACGCGCTCGCCGAAGCGCAAGGCATTCTCGTGATCGAAGGCGCGCTCGACTTTCCCGGTTGTTTCCTTTACCACCAGCGCCGCCCCGTGATCCTACTGAACCGCAACCAAAGCCACGCCCGGCGCACGCTCACGGCGTGGCACGAATACGGGCATTTCCTGTTTCACACGCCCGGACACTTTGGGCTGCACGGGAAAACAGAGTTAGAGGCCGACTTGATTGCTTATTGCGCGCTGGTGCCGCGCTTTCTGTTGCGCTGGCACTCACTGGCCGAGATTGCGGAGCTTTACGGCTACGACGCGGGCATCGTGCGCGAGCGTTGGCGGATTTGGACGCGGCTAGGGGTTTGAGCGCGTCGCGGGTGAAACGGGCGTTTCACGGATGGAAATTATTAGCCTTCATAAAGAGGAAATTAACTTAATAGCCCAGTGATATATGGCAGCAAAAGCGTTCAACGCGGTCAGCAATAAAAAAGTCACTTGCTTTTCTGACCGTTTCCATTCGCGCCAACAAAGGCACGCTAGCGTAATAAAAGCTAATACCATAACTTATTACCTCAACCCCTCAAGCCGCGTATCCACCGCCCGCCGCTCCCACGGCTCAACAAAACCCAACCCGATCGCCTCATAAAACTCCGCCTCGCTCAACGTCGGCACATCTTTGCCGCTCGTCGCAACGAGTTTGCCTTCCGCCACGTGAAAGCCGCGCAGTGAGTCCTCAACCTGCCGCGTGTATTCACGGTCGCCCGTCGCCAGCCACAGCGCGACGCCGTAATGCTCCGGCGGTGTCAGGCGCACATTGACGACGATGCCCGCCGCCACAGCCCAGCCACGCCACCAGCGCGCCCCGCGAATGATCGGCGCGGGTACCCGCTCCCACGTTGACGTGCTCAACCATTCGATGCGTTTCTCGTCGGCCATCGCGTCGGCCCAGCGCAGCATTAGGTTCGGGCGGTGTTCGCTGAACAGGTCGTCAGGCTCGCCAAGTTTAGGGACGACAACGAGGTCGAGTTCGCGGATTTCAGCCACGCGCCGACGAATCGCCCCGGCGATGGTGACGCTGTCGGCGTAGAGCTGCATCGTGTCGGCGATGCGTTGGGCGAGTTGGCGGGCGGGGTTGAGTTTCATTTTGCTGAATAATTTCTGGAATAATTTTCGGCATTATTGCCACCCGCAGGCAGCGATGATTCAAATCTCGCAGTAATGCCCTCCGAGGAAATTTCAAGGCTCGCAATACGTTCATTGTTACGGACTGCAAATGCGGTGTTTAGTGCGCTCAGTAAATAAGGATTCTCCCAAGTGATTAACGAGGTTGAACCGCTGCCTTTTTCACTATCCGATGGGTTAATTTTGATTTGCATAATTATCCCTTACCTCTCACGCCGCCACTGCCACAGGGAAGGGCGCTTCATTTGCGGTCAGCAATTTATCGAGCGCGGCTTCCGTTTCCGGCGTCGGCTCGGCTTCGACAATTTCTCAGCCACGCGCCGACGAATCGCCCCGGCGATGGTGACGCCGTCGGCGTAGGGCTGCATCGTGTCGGCGATGCGTTGGGCGAGTTGGCGGGCGGGGTTGAGTTTCATAAGTAATTAGAGGTCGCGCTACGCGACCAGCAAAGACCGCTGCCCAATGCGTTTCACGATCAACTTGCAATATCTTGCGTTCAGTTCAATGCCGACACCCTTGCACCCGTTTTGCTCGGCAACTTGCAGCGTTGTGCCGCTGCCCGCGAACGGGTCAAGCACAATTCCACCTTCAGGGCATCCAGCTTGAATGCACGGCTTGATTAAATCAGGCGGGAACGTTGCGAAATGCGCGCCACTATAGGGCTGCGTGGCGACTGTCCAGACGGAACGGCGGTTCCGCGTTGCTTTTGGCTCGGCAAGTAGCGACTGGCCGCCAACGACTGCGCTTCTATGACGAGACTCAGTATTCGTCCTGATCGCTTTTCGGGTTTCTTCATTTACTCGAGGCCTGTGCTGCGCGGCTGACTGGTTTGGGATTATATGGCTAGCGACAGCATTCCCGCTCCTGTCAAAAGTTGCGGCCCGTCCCGTCCAAGTTTGCGCGCTTTCTGCTATTGCACCGCTGTCAAAGTGGTATTTCGCCGACTTGCTCAGTAAAAACACATATTCGTGCGCCTTTGTGCATCGGTCAGTTACGCTCTCAGGCATCGGGTTCGGCTTGTGCCAGATAATATCTTGGCGCAAAAACCAGCCATCAGCGCGCAAGGCGAAAGCGAGCATCCACGGAATGCCAATGAGGTCTTTTGGCTTGATCCCGTTAAGTTTTGGCCGTTTATTGCGAACTTGAAAAGACGGGATCGTCCCATCCTTTGACACGGTTTGTATGCCTATATTTTGCCCGCCGCCCCACTTGTCCGTGTTGTTGTAAGAATCCCCGATATTCACCCACAGCGTGCCGTCGTCTCTCAGTACTCTACGCACCTCTCGAAACACAGCGACCAAATTGGCAATAAATTCATCCGGCGTTTGCTCCGCGCCAATCTCTAAATGCTTGCTTGAATCGTCGGCATCCAGATACGAACGCAAACCAAAATACGGCGGCGAAGTTACGCAGCAGTTCACGCTGACGTCCGGCAGTTCGCGCAGAACTGACAGCGCATCGCCGTTGTAGAGCGTGATCGAATTGTCTTGGTGATACGGGTTCATTGGTTAGCCGCTAAAAAATAATTCACGCCGCCACTGCCACAGGGAAGGGCGCTTCGTTCGCGGTCAGCAATTTATCGAGCGCGGCTTCCGTTTCCGGCGTCGGCTCGGCTTCGAGCAAGGCGAAAAATTCGTTAAGCTCAATTTCCACAGGTGTCAAATTCTCGGTTTGCGCGGTCGAGCAACCGCTGGACGAATCGTTTGATTTCATTCCGGCCTCTCCTTTCAACTCGTTGGTAAGCGTCAGGGGTGAACGTGTGCATTATGACGTTAATCACGCACGCGACTTCACCTTGTTTCACGGCAACCCATTTTCCACCATCGCGCCGATAGAGCCGTTTCACCAGCGCGCGGCGATTGGTGGAAATCGTTTTCCACTCGGCTTTCCACCTCAAATCTCCACCAATGGTTTCCACAGGTGGAACGGGATTTTCCACCAAGGTGGAACGCTCAGGTGGAGAATCTAGGTGGAGCGTCGCAAGTGCTTTGTTTTCTTGCTTTGCAAATTTTACACCAGTGGATTCCACAGGTGTAGAAATCCGTTCCACCAGTGTGGGCGGAACAGGTGGAGCAACGTTTTCCACCAAGGTGGAACGCTCAGGTGGAACAGGTGGAGAATCTTTTCCACCAGTGGATTCCACCAGTGTGAGCGCCGATGGTGGAACGCTCAAACTCGCGTTTTCCACAGGCAAAACACTTGAACTTTGAAAGGGAACCGCCACTCGCTTCCGGCCCGCCGTCACCGTTCCACCCAACGGCGAGCCGTCTATTTTCCCGGCGCAAAGGCCAGCGCCGAGCGAAAGCGGGCATACTCGGCAGGCCAGCCGCGCGCGAAATCGAGCTCGCTATTCCGCTTGGCAATTTCCTGAATCCATTGCGGAACGCCGTCGCCGTCCGAGTCCCAATGCCGCGCCCAATAGACCGCGCCGCCGCCCAAGAGCGACACCGCCACGCCCGCAATTAGCAGGCCGAGCAACACCGGCTGCCACCATTCGCGCACCTGTTCCGGCGTCATCGCTGGCGCAGGCGGCAACCCGCCCGGCGTCGGCGTTGCGCTGGCGACTGGTTGCGCCGGGTTGACCGTCGCGGGAACGAGCAGCCGATTCGCCAGCCCGCCCCGGTCGCGCATCGGCGTCTGGACGAGCGCCCGGCGCGCCGCGTCAATTCGCTGAGTTTCGGCGGCAGCCAAGTCTTTTTGGATCGCCGCCCGTTCGCGTTCCATTGCGAGCGCTTTCTGTTCGTCGGCGTCGCGTTCGGTTTTTGATGAGGTCGCGGCGCTCACGTCGCGGCCATAGGCCACGTGCGCAATCAGGTCGGCACCGTGAACCGCGCACAGCGCGAACCCGATGACGATGCCCATCTGACGCAGCCAAGAGACAGGTTCGCTGGTCATAAAGTGGATCAAGAGGCCGATCATCACTGTAATGCCGAGCAAAATGCCGGTCATCAGGCGCATATCAGGGAACAGCCGCCACGCGGAGAGAAACACCGCCGCCGCAGGCAAGAGAACAATGGCGGCAAAGAAGCCGAGACCTTTCCAATCAATTTGTTTTTTCATCGTTTCGCTCTTTCCGCATCGTCCATCATCGTTTGATCGCGCCGATGCAATTCAGCCAGTTCGCCCGTAATCAGTTCGCCCTTCTCAGCGTCCCACACCAAGCCGATTGAAACGCCGCGATGCGGGCAGATGTGGTTTTTAACTCGGGCGTCTTTGAATTGCGCTTCCAAAACGGGATGGATGCGCGACACGGTCGGCCAAGCCCGGTTATGCGTCCGCTTGCATTTCAAGCGGCGGAATTGCGGCGTTTCGCTGGTGACGATTTGAGTTTTTTCATTAGGGAACCTCGGCCACAGGATAATTGCCGCCCTCTGGTAGGAACTCGCTCGGTTTCTGTCGCCGTCTTCGTAGCGAAGAATCTTTTCGTAAACGTCCGAATCAAAAAACCGATAGTCGTTCGGCATCGTTACCACCCCTTCTTGCGTTTCCGTTCTTCTTCTTGGGCTTTCTCTTTGGCCGCGCGCGCGTTCGCCGCTTTGGTGTCGGCCTTGAGCCAGCGGTTCAACGTGCGCAGTCGGCTTGCCGTGATGTCCATACGACCAACGGCGAGCGACGGGCCTTCGACGCCGACCAGTTGATCAGCCAGCTTGTCCTCCCAACCCCCTAGCCGGTATTCCCGGTCGTAGAACAACCCCCGCAAGGCGTCGTGTTTTTGGTGCCACATGCTTTCGCGATAAATGCGAGTGCTTGGCTGAGGGTCGGGTTTCAACACCTTGTCCAGTTTGTCGTTCACCGCCTGCACGAATTGTTTGAGGCTGTGCTTGGGGTTTTGCTGAATTTCGTAATGCCACGAAGACCCGTCGTGCGGATAACCGTAGGTGATCGTGAACGTCCACCCGTTTAAGTGGTTGAAATACACCCCAGCCGAAAACACCGACGTCGCCCCAGAGTGAAACTCGTTTGGGCTTTTGTGGAACTCGCGCCCCTGCATTTTGAACCAATCGAAATCTGGGAACGCGCGCGTATTAGCCTGCGCAAGAACCATCGGCTTGTTCAGGTCTGCCCATGATTCGATGCCGCAAAAGCGCAGAAACGACGTGCGGTTCACACGGTCACGCTTCTCTTTTTCGTCCAGCCGTAAAAACAAATGCGCCAAACGTTGCGACGGGGCTTCAAGGCTGCGTAGCACGTCGGGCTGACCGTTATTGATCGAAATGGTTGCGTTCAGGAATCCCCACTTGTACGAATTCCCCGGACTGTGTTTGGCAATGTATTCGCGCAGACGCCGACAGAACCATTGGTAAGCGGCAAACTCTTGGCCCATCGAATAGCCCGAGTAGCCACCGCTTGCCCCCACGATCATCTTGGCCGGCACGAATTTGAACTTACTGTAGATCGGATGATTCAGTTGCATGAACGTCCTCCAATATCTTCAAAGCGAGCTTGCAAATATGGTCAGCGGCTTCCTTCGCGGAAAAGAAACACATATCTTGAGCCTGCGTCTTTCGCCCTTCCAAAATGGCTCGTACTTCGTGTCCGTAAAGCAGTATCGGTCGCTCTTTCATTGCGCGCCTCCCGTTGCTTTAGCGATGGCCGCGCGCGCTTGCGTTATAGCGTTTTGCCGTCCGCCGGGAAGTGCATACGCCTGAAACTGAGCCACCATTTCTTGGCACACCGCCAGCAACTCGTCGCGCTCTTTCTCAAGCGCAATCACGCGCTGTTCGCGGGCGTCTGGCTTCGATTTCGGGAACCCCTTAGCCCAGCCGTCGCTTTCGTTAAAAGCTAGCAATTCCCAGCCTTCGACGGGGAACGCGGCGATAGCCTTGATCCCGGGATATTCGGCAGCTAGGTCGTTGAGCGTGTGTTGGTAGAACTGATGGGGCAGCATGAATCGTACTGGCTTCCAGCCTGCGCCACGGTTTATGCAAACAATCATTGCGCCGACGGCTTCCGCCGACTTCACGTGATAGAAACCGACCGGGTCAAAGTCTGTCGGCACTATCTCAACGGCGGGCGTGAGTCGTGTTCCGCTATTAGGCGCTTTAATAATCTTGTCTGGTTGTTTCACTTGTCACCTCAGAAAAAGGCGACGGCTAAGGGTTGGCAACGGCGCACGCCAGATGGTAGCGTGTGCGCCGATTTGACCCCGCGCCGGAATCGCGTGGTTAATTCGTTGGCGCGCCGGTTGGTTCAGAACTGGCGCGCCGTTGTTGTTTTAAGTAGTCTTTACTACCTCACTAAATTGCCGTTTAGTGAGGTTATCCCAATTTTACAAAGTCTCCAAATCTTACCTGATCGTCAAGATGCAGGTATTTCTGTGTAGTTTTCCAATTACTATGACCTAAAGTGCGCGCCACGTCAGGCAAAGGCATCCCGTTTTTCAGCGCGTGAGTTGCTATGGAATGTCGGAAGAAATGCGGCGTAACCTGCGGCAAGCCTGCAACGCGAGCAACGTTACGAACCGCGCCGAGCACGGCAAAATGGTCTTTCAGTTCAAAGACGAGGCCATCGGCTTCGCCACTATTCCGCTTGCGTAGTTCCGCTAAATCCTCCGCCAACGAAGGCGGAACGTAAACAACTCGCTTCTTTTTACCTTTACCATTCAGTAAGATTTCTGCCCCGTCTTGCTTATGCATAACATTAGCCCACGTTAAGATTGATGTCTCTGTCGCGCGTGCGCCTGTTAGGTACAAGAATCGAATCAAGCAATAGTTTCGCAAGTTTCCTTCGGCAGCCGAAATAAGCTGCTCGACTTCACTTTCTTTTAAGTGCCGCTGTGCTGTTTTGTCTTCAGGGCTTGGGACTTCAAGAGTCAGTGTCACGTCCTCTGTTAAGTAGCCAACCAAGCATAGATGCTTGAACAGGCTTTTGATCGTAGATACCTCCCTGCGGATGCTTGCATTGCTCTTATGTTCAATTGAAGCCCGCCAGTGAGTCATATCGTCAATTGATATTTCTGCTAATGGCTTATTGTCCAGCGAGCGATGCCACGCTCCGGAGGTTTGATTGTAAATCTCACGAGTGCGCGCCGATCCCTTTGTCGCCACCCACTGGTCAATCGCTGCTTGGTCGTCCGCGATACCGTGTTTCATGACTTTTTCGATTCTAGCCAAGCTTGCTTTCTGATAGCAGCGCAAGCCCGGCAACTTCGCCCTTTTGACGACATTAAAGTATTCGCTTCGGTATAAAGATGCCCGCGCTTGCACTGTGTTTGATTTTCCGACCGAAGCCTTAGGTTTTGCTGATGTGTTACATCTTGCAAGTGGTCAGGATTGACGCATCGGCGCACATTGCACTTGTGGTCAACGTGCCGACCTGCGCCCGGCAAGTAGCCATTAAAAACGTAAAACGAAAAGCGGTGAGCTTTGCTAATTTTAACACCGTCGCTTTGAACGTCGAAGACGCCATAACCGCAATTGTTAATCGCGCCGCGCCATTCCCAGCAACCCGTAGACGGTATAACTTCTACTTTTTGCGCAAATCGAGTAAATACCGATAGCTCTTTTTTGCCCATAATCACTCTTAATTAGCTAAACGAAGGACAGCGCTAAAGCTCGTAGCTCTATGTTTTCTTCGCTTTTCTAGTCGGCTTCCCTTCTTTTGTTGCCGGTGCTGTTTTTTTATCTCGCGTCTGGATTAATAAGACCATCGCCTTACTCTCATCATCTGGCACGACTTCGAGCAAATCGTTCGGCGAGCAATCTAGTGCCGCACACATCCGCCCAAGCAGGTCAAGGTTTATGCTTTCTTGTGACCTGCCTTCTTTGGCCTTCTTTTCAATTTTCCATAAGGTTAAATAGGGCGTACCGATAGCGCCAGCCAGCCAATACAGAGTCCGGCCCCTCTTTTCCAGCATTTGTTCTAATTTGATAAGTATCATTCTTGAATGCATACCACGATTATACTTCCATCCTAAATAACGTCAAGGCTAATTATTCCTATTTTAACCCTTGACTATATAGCTTTGAGTATATATATTCTCACCCGTCAAGGCAATTACGCCGAAAACAAAGGGGACGCTATGATTCGCATCGAAAACAACGCCAAATTTCAAGCCGCCGCCGCCCGCTGCAAAGCGATTCACCCGCGCGTGCGCCGCGTCAACGCCAACACCGTTGCCGTGTCCGGCAGCAAAGGCGCGCAATACATCGTGACCTTTGCCGAGCCGAAGCCCGGCCTCAAGCTCGCGGCGTGCAACTGCAAAGCCGGTCAGAATGAAATGGTTTGCTATCACATCGCGGCGGCCTTGTGTGCTCCGGCGCACGTCGCCGTGATCGTGCCGGTAGTCCCCGACGCGATTCGCAGTCGCGCCAGCGAGCGCGAGAACGCGATTCTGGTGCGTCCGCAACCCAAAAAGCGCGAAATGTATTACGGCATAGACATCTAAGGAGCTTTATAATGCAGACAGCAATCAATTCCCCGTTCGCGGGATTCCGCATTCTCTACGAATACACACGCGCACAGGCGTTGGCCGATGGCTTACTTATTGACGCCACGCCGCTCGCACGCGAGGCGGGCTTCAAGTGGCCGGTGTATCTGACCGCCGACGCTTGGGCTGAAACCGTCGCGTGGTCGGCGGCAGATTATCAGCGCACGTTCGTCGCGCAAGACGAACGAGGCCGACTGTGGGACGTGCTGACAATGCTTTCGTTGGCGGCACGCAACGCGACAAGCTGTTTACTGCATTTTGAACTGTTCCGAGTTCCGCGCGATGGCAGTGCGCGGACGCTACAGCGCACGCGGCTCAAAGCCGTGATCGCGCCGGGCGAAGCCGGGCTGCCGTGCATCACGATTATGTTACCGAACGAAGACTAAGGGGGATTTTATGGCCGAAGAAACGAAACAACCTGCAAATTGCGAGCAACTTATCATCGCGCTCGGCAAACGATTCAACACGCAAAACGCGATTCTTGACGACATCGCACAGTCGTTGCGCATCATCGCGCAAACAATGGCGCGCAACACCAGTGCGCCCGCGCCGAATATGCGCAAGCCGCTTGGTGCGTTCGGCTCGTTCGATTGGGCGGCGGCGGGCATTGACGTGATCGAAACCGACGAGTCCGGCCCGTCACTGGTCGAGTGGCAAGGCAAGCCGTTCACGCGCCGCGCTGGTTCGGGCAAATTCGGCGAATCTATCTGGTTCTCGCGTTCAATCGGCAAAGACGAAGATGGCACGAATCAATATGAACGCCTGATTACGTTCAAGGATTATAGCGCCGCCGAAGCCGTGCCGACGGCGGTTAAAAAGAAAGTGGCGGCAGTGTAAAATGGTCAAGGGGTGCGGATTCAATCCGTACCCCTTTCGCTCAATTCCCTCTCGTCGGAATCCCACTCGTCCCACCCGTGCGCGGTGGTTTCAAAATCACACCAGCGCCCAACGGAATCACGATTCGCACCTCATTGCTCAACGTCCCGTCGCTCGCCTGAACACGCACCGGAACCGCACCAGAGACGCCCGCCGGAATCGGCGCGGCAATCGTCCCCGCATTGGCGAGGCTGCCGCCGACGTTTTGCCCGTTCAAGATAATTGCCGCTCCCTCTCCCAGATTCTCCGCAATCACAATCAGCCGCGCCGCCGACGTTGCCGCCGGAGCGCTCCACGCATAGGCGAACACGATGCGCGGCGCGTTCGCGGCGGGTACCGTCACCTGAAACACTTTCGGCGCGCTCAGTCCGTCAGGATTGCGCACGGTGATCGCTTTCGCGCCAATCGTGGTGAGCAGTTCGGCGCGCACGCTGGCGAACATTTGAATTGGCGAACCGTATTGTGTCGGCAATTCGATGCCGTTCCACAAAACCTTTGAATCAGAGCGAAAATTCAAACCGCCGACAATTAGCACAATCGCCGGACTCCCCTGTACGACGTTCGCCGGATACAGCGTGTTCACGCTGGCAATCACGGGCGGCGTCTCAGGCAACACGCTCGCGCCCAGCGCGTCCCATAGCCAGCCGTTCAGTGCTTGATAGGTCTGGTTGTCGAGTTTAAGTGCGCTGCCATTGAACATCGTGTTCCGCTTCGTGATCGGCGACCGCGCCAGCGGGTTGAGCGCCCCCTCTGGAAAGTCCCGATAGAAACAAACGTCTTTGAATATCCCCGCCGCGACTGTCTTGAGCGACGATTCGCCCGACAGCCACGCGCCGAGCGATACCGAATTGGCGAGCAAATTGGCGCGCGCGGTTTGAATATCGGTGTCGGCGGTCGAGCTTGCCGGATACCACGCGTAGACCGAACCCCATGGCAAATACTTGCCGTCGGGCTGCGTCACGCCGCCCCGCAACGGACGATTCGCGCCCGGTGTGGTCAGCGCAGCCGAGCCACGCACCGCCCATTTCGCCACGCGCACCGCGAACGATTCGAGCGCCGTGTCGGGCGCGCCCTCGTAGCGTTTGGTCATGATGTATTCGCGGAGCGCAACCGATGGATAACCCGCCCAGATGAACGGTTGCGTGCCTGTGCTGGTGAGCGCGGTATAATCGCGTCCTTCGATGTTGGCCGCGTATACGCCCAGCGTGCCGAACGCTTCCTCAGACAGCCGCAAATTATCAAGGTACTGTTTCGCCCGCGTCAGATCATACGAATCGCCGAAATAGCGATAAGCCGCAATCAGATTATGTGCCGCCCAGCCGTTCCCGCGCGCCTCGTTGTAATCCAGTCCGCTGCCGAGCGTTCCCGCGCCGTAGCCGACGCCGTTGTAATTCCACCGCCGCGCCGCGTCGCGTCGTTTGAGCGCGCCTTGCTCGGCAATCGGGTCGCCGGTCAGCGCCCAATAGAGCCACACGCCTTCGTCCCAAGAATGCGTCGGCTTCGGAATATCTCTCTGGACCAGCGGCGACGTGCCGCCTTCATACCACGACAAGCCCTCAAGATTGACTGCCGTGTTGCCGTTGCGAGATTTGGCCGACTGGACCATCCCGAACGTAGCCGAAAAACGAGCGTGCGCCGAACCCAGCGCAAACGCCCGCGCATCGCCGGAGCGCAGCCACTCATACAGATACACCCACGTCTCGTCATAGCGGTTGTGCGTCCAGCCGTCGCCGCTGTCCTGCGACATTCCGAAGGCGTCGGAACCGTAATGCCGCCCGCGCTGGTTCATCACTTGCGTTTGGGCGTGGTCGCTCGTTTTCCACGCAAGCATGTCCATTCGCGCTTGGTCGCCGAGTTCAGACGCCGGATCGCACTGGCTGAGGTCGTAGGCGCAACCCGCGATGCGCTCGAAACGATTCGCGGCCTCCGCCAGCGCGGTGTCGCCGCTGAAATGGCCGCTGTTCCATTTGCGTTTCGGCAGCATCGTGTGCCGAAACGCCTTTGACCGCGCTAAGTATTCAGCGTCCAGTGTCACGAGCGCCTGCGTCGGCAGATAGGACGCGGCAACGTCGGCGCGTTCGCCGATGAACACTTCCCACACGCGCGCGCGGTCACGCGGGAAAGCGTGCGCGGCGCTCGTGAGCGGGTAAGGCGCGTATTCGACCAGCGTGCCTTGCGCTTTGAGCCGCGCCGGAAACATTTCGGGGAATTCCGGCACTGACACTTTGAACGCGCCCGCAATCGCCGTGCTGATCGTTTCCTGCGCGAGCACGCGCGCCGAGGCCGAGTTCGGCCCGGCATTCGTCCAAACCGCGTCGTCCGAATTGGTCGCGCTGCGCGCCAACGGGAAGCCAATGCGGAGTTCGTCCCAAACGGCCTCGTTGACGCTCGCGTTGATGTCGCCGGTGCGGTTAATCAAGTGCAGCCGCACGCGGGCGAACGGTTGGCCGGCATAAAAATAATGCCAAAAACAGACGGTCAAATTCGGGTAGGGCGTGGCAGTGCCGAGCTTGAGCGTGCCGGTTTGTTTGACTATAACCCGCAGCGCGTTTTGCTCGTGAATCGTCGCGCTCTCCGCCGTGAACACCGCTGTCGGCGGGCTGTTGACCGACACCGGCACGACTTCACAATTCACCGCCTGTTGGTACGTGAGCGGCGAATCCAGCGTGAGCACGTCGCCGTTGATGGCGACAATCGTTTTAGTTGGTTCGAGAAAGGCTTCGTAATCTTCGATGGATACGCCGACCTGTAGATCATCGGGAACGCCGTCCACGCCGCGCGGTTCGGCGCGTGAAATGTATTTCGTGCCGCCGTCAAACAGCGAGTGATAGTTTGACAAAATGATATTGCGCCCGCCCCGATCGAATACGAACCGCTTGCCACTGTAGCCCGCAAAGCTCCCGTCATAACCGGAGTTTCCATCGTAATTCAGCGACTTGATATACCCTTCCCCGTAACCCGCAAAACGCACCTTCCACTCGAAACGAATCTGTTGGTTGACCGTGAACACGCCCGGCAGATTGACGCGAATTTGATTAGCGCCGACCGGCGAACCGACCGCGCCGGTGGTGGTGTTGAGGCGCGTCAGGCGCGCGCGGGCTGGCAGTTGCGCACTCAGCGACGGCCACGGCGCGGCGAACTGTTCGATTTCGTTGATTTTGTAGCTGGAAAAAATTTGCGTGCCGGTTTTGGGAATGACCGCTTTCACCGTGCCGCTGTTGACCGTGACGCTCGCGCCGTTGTCGGCGGCGGACATCGAAAACCCTTGCATCACCGCCGCGCCCGAATCGTCCAGCGAATACGCGCCCGCGCCCGCCGACGTGAAATCAACCAACACAAACTTGATCGGCTTCGAGGTATCGGACGCGACGCCGCCCCAGCGCGAGAGCACGCGGAACGCTGCCGGAATCGGCGAACCGTCGGCGCGCCGCACGCGAAAGTTGGTGGTGTTTAGTGCGTTTTCGGCTTGTTTGAGCGCGAAACCTTGCGTGATTGGCAGGGTTTGCCCGACATTGACGGTGAAGGAAAAGACAAAGGCAAAGACGACAGCTAAAAAGCTCATAAGCGTTGCTCGGCTAAAGCAATCGCGGGGTGAGCGAAAGCGGGGTGAGGTGAAGGGCGCGCGGCTTCGCGCCCCGGTTGTGAGTTGATCGGTTTACGGCGTCACGACGAACGCGCCGAAGCCATCGCCGACGTGCGGCCCTTGAAACGGCACGGTCACCGCGCCCGAACCGCTATACGTGCCGCTCGCAATCGGCGAACCGCCCGCGAGCCATTCGTCCGCGCGGAAAACCTTATAGCTGCCATTGACGGGCGTAATGCCTGCCAGATCAAGCAGGAACGTCGTTGCCGAGTTGAACGTGACGACTGAGCCGAACGCATAGCCCAAAGCGTATTGATTCGCCTTGAACCGCACCTGAACGGCAGTGTTCGCACCCGTGCAACTCGTGAGCGGGCTTTGAAAACAGCCGTTCGCGTCGTAACCGGTCACGATGCGCCACGGTTGCAGGCTGTTGAACACGTCGGCAAATTTGCGGTTCTCGCCGACGCCGGGCCGCGCGTCGTTGAACCCGTTCGTAATCGAACCCGGCTGCCAGTATTGGTTATTGTCCCAATTCGCGGGCGGGAACGTGGACGTGTTGTTGCCGCTGTAGCTCAGGATGCGCCCCGGTTCGGTCGAATAGGTTACGACCAGATTGCGGGCGAACGTGATGTTGGTTTGTTTTTCGACCTGCGCGGCGGTCGTGATGCCCGCCAGAAATACGGAATCCTCCAACGAGTTGTTCGAGCCGATGAGGTCGGAATAACCGTGCCGAATGACCAGCCCGGCGCGGCTGCGCGGGATGAACCCGACCAAGCGGCGCATTGTGTTGCTCTGCATCTGTGAGCCGGACGCGCCTAATAGGAAGCTTTCAAGCCGCGAGTTTGCCGACGCGCCCGTGCCGCGCCCGTTGTCGTAACTGATAATGTCTTCCCACAGTTGATTGTTGACCAAGTTCGCGCCGGACTCAGCGTAGCCTTTCATTCCCGCGCCGTAACTGCCGAACACAAGGCAATTCAAAAGCTTCGTCCCGTTCCCGTGGCCGTAGAACGCCTGCCCGTTGCCCTCCGAGCGGTAGCCAGTCGAGCAAACCAGCGACGAACCCGGACGGCACGCGATTGTGCTGGGTTGCGTGTTGTCGGCCTGCCACCCGCCATCCTGCGCAAACAAGCCGTAAATCTCGACTTTGTCGGCATACGAAGTCACATACACGCCGTTGCCGACATCTTTGAGCGCGATATTCCGCAAACTGAATCCGTCGCCCCACACGCGAATCCCGTTCGGTCGCGGTTCATTCAGCGTGCGCGCCGCGCTCGAAATAATGCGGAATCTGCCCGGCTCAGACGCCGCAAGGTAAATGTAATTACCCCACGCGCCATTGAACACGAACCCGCTGTTGTTAATCGGGTATGAGCCGACTTCAATTCCGCCGTCAATGATGACCGTTTCGCCCGGATAGTTTGAGATCGTGACTGGCGCTTGCGCCGTGCCGCTGATTTGAATGCCGAAGCCCGGCAGTTCGGTGTTGTTGGTGGCGAGCGATGAAGTGTAAGTCCCCGCCCGACCGTAAAGGGTGTCACCGGGTTGCACGGGCGAACCGGGCGCAATCGCCGTGGCAAACGTACAAGGTGATCCGAGCGTGCAAGCTGTGCCGGAGCCGGTGGTCGCAAAATAGTAAGCGTTGCCGACGATGAAGTTGTAAGCGTTGCTGATGGACGCGCCGTTGGCGACCGTGACCGGGAACGAACCCGCGCTCGCAATGTCAGTGACGGGAATCGTCGCAGTTAGTAACGTGCTGGATTGAAACGTTGTGGTGCGGTTGCTGCCGTTCCAGCGCACGACGGAGCTATTCGTGAAATTCGTGCCCGTGACGCCCAGCGTGAATTCAGGCCCGCCCGCAACGCCAGTGCCGGGCGCGAGCGCTACGATAGTCGGCACCGTGGCCGGATTGACAATCGTGAATGACACGCCGTTTGAGGCAGTCGTACCAGTTTGCACCGTGATCGTGGCCGTCCCCGCCGAGAGAATGTCAGCCGACGTGATTTGGGCGGTCAGTTGCGTCGCGCTCACGTAAGTCGTCGCACGCGCGCCGCCGTTCCAATGCACGGCAGACGAGTTGGTGAAATTGCTGCCGTTCACTGTGAGCGTGAACGTTCCGCCGCCGCCGATTGCGCTATTGGGTGACACGCTCGCCAGAATCGGCACGGGCGGCGGCGTCGGCGCGGTCTGTGTGCCGCTGGCGCACGTCGCGGCGGTGATCCGGCCTTGCGTGTTCCAAGTGATTGACGTGGGGTTGGCGCACGTTTTCGGCGTATCCCAGAGCGGCGAAACCAGCGAGCCGAGAATTGCCGTGTTGTTGTCGAGGCTGGCTTGAGACGCGAACACGTAGCGCTTGAGCAAGTCGGTATCCGTCACTTTGTAGGTCGCCAGATTCACCAGCCCCGACGCGACCGGCACGTCGAACAGGCCGAGAAATTCAGTCTTAACGTTCTTTTGGTCGGTGTACCACATCTGGTAATAGGCCACCGGATTGAGCGCCCGCGACGCATAAAGCCGCGCTTGGAACCCGCCTTGTGAATCCAGCGTGAACGATTGCGACGGACGCCGCACGACGAGTCCGCCCGGCGCTTGCGACGAGTCGGTTTCAGCGCTCACCAAAATAAACGTGACGGAACCCTTGCGCGGCGCTCCGGTGTTGTCCACCACATTTGCAAACACGAGCGTCGTGCCAGCCTGCGCCGCCGCGTGCCGGTGAATCGTCGCGCCGAAAACCAGCGCGAGCGCCAAAGTGAGCAAGATGCTCAAGCGTAATTGTTTCATATTCCCTCTCTCCTTCTATTCATCGAACGCCACAATCGGCAGGGTGTCCGGCACGGTTGGGCTGGGCTGCGCTGCCTCTGACTGAATGGGCAACGTCTGTGTCTGGCTCTCAGACAAATCGTAAAAATCTACGGGATAGGCTTGCGCGGTGATCTTCAATTTGAGGTCGTCGCCGCGCTCCATTTTCTTAATACGGAAGTATTCAAACTGCCGCCCCGACGTGCGTTCACCGAAGCCGAGAATCTTCTTTGACACGACTTTGATGACGCTGTAAGGCTGCAATTCCAGCGCTTCAGCCAAGAGCGACCACGTCGTAAAACTGATTTCGAGCGGGTTTTCGAGTCCGCCTTCGTCGAGCGGCCCCAACGCGAGCAACAGATTGCCGAGCCGCGTAGCTTCCTCAAGCGAAGTCACGCCAAACGCGGTGTGCTCTTTTTCTTCGTGCTTGACCGAATCGTCGCCCAGCGCGACGCCTTCGCGCAGCGCGGCAACATCGTCACTAAAAAGTAGGGCGTATTCCGTCCAGTCAGCCGCGGCGTCTACGAACGTTAATTTGATTGAAGTCGGAACCTTCAGTTCTTTGTATTCGAGCGACGAACCCCGGTCGCCCTTGATGATGTTGCGAAACGCGCCTTCGTCGGTGAACAACGGGACGCTTTGCAGGTCGGCAACGCGCTCAAGCGGAGTGATAGACAGTTTGCCGTTGCGCAGCGATGGCAGTCCGAGCCGACCGGAAACGCAGATGTCGTATACGTGATCGCGCGCGTTGCGCCCGGTGAGAAGTTGGTTGAATGTCGAGCGCGTAATCATCACGCAATCGCCGACCGAATCGCACGCCGTGACCGCCTCGTCGCACCAGTCGGCGGCATATTTCCACGCGGCCAGATCAAGCCGGGCGATGTCGTAGCCCAAGCCCCAGCGCTCCAAATACAAGTGCATCAGCCAGAGTGCGCGGTTCGTGTCGTAGGCGCGAAATATCGTGCCGTCATCGGCAAAGACGCGGACGTTGTTTTGCCCGTAGATTTCCGCCGCGCCGCCGATGTCGCTGCCTTTGGTATTGCGAAAATCGCCGGGATTGTCCACGCCGTAAACGACGCCCTGCCCGCTGTAATTGGCGACATTGCTTGAGAACGTCGTTTTCGCTTGCCGGTATTCGCCCAAGCGCACCTGCGTGCCGCCGACCGTGGACGATTGCGGATAGCGTCCGTTGATTTCGGTCAACGTGGCCGATTGCAGCGGGCCGACGCCCAAGTGAAACAAGACGCGCAAGCTGCCCTTGTCCGGGTGGTTCGTGTTCGGTTCGGGCGTGTAGGCCAGAATCGGCAGATCGCGCCGTTTCCAGCGTCCTGCGACGACGGCGGGCGGGTCTTTGAGGTTGGTTTCGTTGCCCCGCGTGGTTGCGCCGAGGTTCGGCCCCTTCGTTTGCGTGACAATATGGGTGTCGGTCACGGTCTGGAAGCCGTAAAACGACAGATCATCCCCCAGCCGCGCCGTGCAAGCCGCCCGCGTTTTCGGGCAGGTTTTGAACGGCTGCCCGTCGGTGTCGAGATTGCCGAC